TCACGTTCTTGAGTGCCTGCCGAGTACTGTTCCATCCGGAGGCGTCCCGGGCTGTCGGACTAGCGGCACCGAACGGGTTGTTCCACCAGTTCTTGTCCTTGCCAGAGCTCGCGCTTTCCAGCATCGGCTTAACGATGATCTCGGCCACGCCAAAGGCTATGCCGCCCCGGATGGCCCACTTCATTCCGCCGCCAAGAACCTTGCCGATCATGTGCTCTGTAGCTGCTGCCCCAGCCCCGCCCGCTACCGCTGCGGTGTCGCCATGCTTCGCCGCCTCCCCGCCCAATCCGCCTACCCCGGCCATCTTGGCTAGCCTCAGGCCCACCGTGATGACGCCGGTCTTCTTGAGCAGAAGCATGGCGCCGGCCAGCTCAACGATCGGAGCCTGCCAGGACTTCGGTAGCGAGTTGACAAAGGTGAGGAACGTAGTGATAGCCTGGAGCTCCAGAACACCGGCCGCGCTCGCACCCTTGAACAGCCCGGGCATCACCTGGGCCAGTTGGCTGACAAAGTCGACGACCAGGCGGCCATTCTGGCGTAGGTACTTGACGAAAGCCCCTACGTCATCCCGGGCCTGCTTGCTGGACGACCACTTCGCGAATGCGTCGCCCCACTTGACAAGCTGGTCTCCGAATGCCCCCATGTAGATGCCGGTCCCCTTGAGATCATGCCACAGGTTGAAGACGCCCTTTCCGACGTCGCGCAGGAACTGGACGATGTTTGCCAGCTGGAGGCTCGCGAACTGACCGAAGCTGGTCGCCATGGACTTGATGTTGTCGCTGCCGGCCTTGCTCTTGAAATACTTATCGACGGCCTTACCCCAGGCCTCGAATTCAAGGGCTACCGGCTTGACGGCAATGGCCAGGAATCCGATGCCACGGTTGACCACGTCCAGCCACGGCAGCAGTACCGGGCTAGCGATCTCCCGGCTGGTGCTCTTCCAGGTCGCCTTAACCTTGGAGACGCTGTCAACGACGGCGCTGTAGGACTTGGTCCAGCCCGCCTTGATGGTGGCCGTCTGAAGGTCCGACGCCTTCTTGACGGCGTCGATCTGACTCTGGATCTGCTTCTTCTGGGCAGCTGTGGTTGCCGCACCCAGCTGGATCTGAAGCACGGACAACTTCTGTGCACGGGAGGTCGCTACCGTCAGCAGCTTGTCGGAGTCGCTGGACGCCGACGACAACACAGACTTGGCCATGATCCCAAAGCCACCGGCCGCGATCATAGCCGAGCCGAAGCTAGCCGCGACGAGGCCGACCCCGGCCGACAGCCCGGCCGCTAGGGGTAGCAGGGTAGGGCTTAGCGCCACCGCCATCGTCATGCCCGACATCTTGATGCCCTGGAAGGCAGACCTGACGCTGTCGCTAGACTTGTTCACCTCACGCTGAAGAGCCTTCTGCTCGACAATGACCTTAGCTATGCCTGGGCCGGTATTGTCGTCGACGGTGACCTTGATGTGCACTTCATTCGGCATCCCGGATATCCACCTCCTTCGCCGGCTTCATGATCGCCTCCATCTGGATCATCTGCAACACGCTGATGTCTTCCGCCCGGGCAGCGGACGGCAGGCACCTGAACCTGTCACAGAGCGCCAGGACTAGTTCGGCCTCAGCCCACTCGGGAGGCTCTGTGACTGGCCGGCCATCCCGAGTGAAGCCTCCAGCGTGGTCGCGCCAGAGGCTGAGTCTTTTTCCAGATCATCGCTGACGCTGGACATCGACTTCTGCCATGCCGTGAAGATGCGCAGGATGAACGGCTGCTCCTGTGTCTCGACGCCGGACAGGGTGGTAGGTACCGGCTCACCCGCCTTGTCCTCGACGTTCCAGTTGCGCAGAGACGCTGCGAACATGCGGACGATCTCATCGTTGGCATCACCCGCTTCCTCTAGCCTGGTGACGTTCATGAGCCTGATCATCTTGCCGTACTCACCGACGCTGAGCGCAGACATCTTGACCTGGAGGCCATCCATGTTGCTGCCATCAAACTCCAGCGTGTAGATGGTCTCCTCGGGACGGAACCCCATGATTGCTCCTCAGGTCCAGGTCGGAACGGTGCCGTCCGACAGTGAGCCAGGCACCTGCCAAGTCAGCTCGCCGGTAGCCGCGCGGGTCAGCTGATAGTCGGTGTACAGAACCTCACAGATCAGCTGCGGAGTGCCACCACCGGTCAGCACCTGGAGGGCTGTGGTGCGCTGCGCGCTCGTGCTGGGCACGGTCTTGAAGACATCGTGGCTGAAGTTGGCGGTCGAGTTGAACACACCGTTTAGCGTGTTGGTGTAGTCGGCCAGGAGCAGGATGCGCTCGATGGCGAACTTGTCCAGGCCCGTGACGTCCTGGCTGGCGCGCGGGGTTGAGAACGAATAGTTGGTGATGTCGTTGCTGATGGTGCGCGGAGTACCGGACGCATCGTCAATGATCGTTGCGCTCCCGAGGCCGCTGGTCTTCGGCATGGCCTAACCTTTCCGGATCGCGTCTGCGATCCTGTTCTGATTGTTTGCGCAATCGTCCACCCAGTCATCCGGGCGACGATGGACGAGGGTCTCGGTACCGCGCGGATTGCCCCGCCAGTCACCGCCCGAGACCAGATAGAACGGTGGCCGACCCACAGGCACACGGTGCGTGCTGCGCTTCGGCTCGAAGCACGACTGTCCCGGCCCGTAGGCCACCTTGATGAGATTCGGGCCGACCTGCTGGACGACCCCCTTGCGGGTCTTGTCCTGCTTGACGTAAGCCAGCTGGCGCTGCCCGAGATCAGTTGTTGGATCGATGGTCAGCACAAAGCCGTACAGGAAGTCGTCACACTCGTATTCCTCGCACGTCGCCTGCCGCCAGTGTGTGGTCACAGGTGCGGTGATCGTGTACGTCTTGTAGTGCTCCGGCCCTACGGCCGGTATGATGCGGTTCAGGTCATCCATCAGAACGACACCCCAGCGATTGGATTCTGGACAAAGGTCACGGCGAAAACCGCCTGGCTGAATGTACCGGCCGTAGCAACCTTCAGGAATTCCCGGACGGCTACGTTGTTCAGCGTAGCCTGCCGGTACCCACCGATGACGGTCTGAACCCCGAAGTCAATCAGGGTGTTGTATGTTCCGCCCGAGGTAGTGGCGTGCGTGATCGTGACCTGGACGTTTGTGCCCACAAGCTCGATCAGCTGTAGGTAGGCCTGGCAGCCGAACGCTGAGCTAGCCCCGAGGTCGAAGAACGCACCCGTGGTCGGCCCGTTGTCAGTCCGGAGCCCCGGCGTGAGCGTGTTTGCCCATTCCATCCCGAAGCCATTGGCATCGATGTCGATCTTGGCCGTGATGGCACCCTTGTTGTCCCGGGTCGGGTCGTAGTTGGCCTGCTTGGATACGCAGCAGGCTGATGGCGCGCCCAGCGCCGTACCCCGAAAGTACATGGCCTGCCCATCGGTACGAATCAGCGGGCTGAAGGCCTGGTGCGCTACGCCCAGCGAGAACCAGTTCCAGGTAGGCGCCACGGAATAGGTCATCACGATCGTCCCGAGCGCCGGCAGCGTGTAGGTACCGGCCCCGACGCCAACAGTCGACCCGTTGATCGTCACGTTGGTCATCGTGCCGCCAGTGATGGTCACCTGGACCGGCTGGTTGATTGTGCTCACCAGAGGCGTACCCGAAGCCGGTACGCCCGGCGTGGCTACGGTAAGGAGCGTCTCCAGCCAGCTGGTGAACGACATCGATCCGTCGCGTACGCCACCGAGGCGCGAATTGGCGAACTGCCTGATGTTGGTGGTTTCGAGCAGTGCCGGCCCACCGCTGATCTTGTCAACACTCAGAATGGATCCCGACACGTCGAACCCATTGAAATACAGGTTGTCGCCGAGCCCGGACTGCTTTGGCATTATGCCACCTGCTCCCACATATCATTGATCACGATCGGTACCGCTATTGTCATGACCCGCAGGACCCTGCGGTCGATCTCGATGTACCCGGCCTCGCCAGATAGGGACGGCCCGTAAGCCCCGAGCAGGTCCACGTTCCTGACGTCCGCCTCACCGCCGAACTCAAAGTCACCACTCATGGCTCCGATGAAATCGGTAGTGGCCGCCATGACACTCGGGTCGATCATGTCAAACGGCTGCTGAACAAAGCTGGTGTAGATTCGGGCCTGGAGCAGCACCACTCCGGATGTGACGTCCAGCCCACCAGCCGCGATCGGCGTGATGCGCTGCATCCAGATGGAGCAGGTGAGACCGTTACCGGGTGCGTTCTTCGGCTCGTGCTGGTTCACGTTGTCAAAACGCCCGGTCTGCATGGCGTAGCTGACAACCCGGCTGAACACCGTGTTGACGGCCTCATCGTTGAAATTGGACGTCACGACATCCCGTTCCCGCCCAGCGCTAGCCCGCTAGCCGTAGCCCGCTGAACCGCGCTCTGCTTCTTGGTCGTCAGGTGCTCCATGCAGCTAGGGAGCGGAACACAGGCCATCACCAGCTGGCCCATCATCTGGGTCTGCTGCCAGGACGGAGCCAGCGTTACGGCTGCCCGGATCTCGGGGATGACCGGCTCCTTGCCGTCGTGAAGCACCCCGGCCTCCTTGTCCTGGACGGCCAGCTGATACTCGCCGATGCACTGTAGGCACTTAAGCCCCGAACCGTAGGCACCGTCGATGTCGTTGAGATCGATCTGCTCAGGCATTGAGTCTCTCCACGTAGGGTGTGAGTTCTGAGTCGGCCTTTACTTCGGCCATGGAATCCAGCAGCTGACTGACTCTGCGGAATGTGTGGTACCCGGCGAACCTAGTTACCGGATAGTTACGGCTGCCTACTCCTTCCAGCCACGGCCCGTAAACCACGGGGGTGTCGGTAATGATCAGGTGGTCGACGACAGACCGCTCGGTATGGATCGAGCTCTCGTAGAGCCCAGGATGCGGATCAGGCCGATCCCGCCTGTACGAGCCCGGCAGGTATGCCTGGACCATCGACACCCCGTCATCGCCGATCGCGCCCTCGGTGTGCCCGCAATAGTGCCTGATAGTGCCATCGCGAACCACCGGATCGAAGAACGGTCCGGAACGGCTATACGTCACCCCGCTCATACCGCTCTGCTCCTTGCCTGGCGCCCGTAGGCTGACTCCACACGGCACCGCAGGTCACCGATGCCGGTACCGGGGTTGGGCTCTGTCTTCTGTCCGCCGGTACCGCCTGTGCTACTTCCGCCGGCGGAGTAGGCGCTCGGCTCCTGGGTCAGCTGGATAACAGCCTCGGCGACCGTGAGATCCCGGACCAGGCTGGGCACCAGCGTAGTGACACACGCCGCAGCGCTGAGATGGCTAGCGGCCGTCGTGCCGAAGTCACCCCGGGTAACGGCTAGCTGCCGGGCTGCGTACAGGACCCCAGACGTATGGGCGTCGAGCGTGGTGCCGTCCCAGCCCCGACGCACGACCAGGGTATTGCCGGCGATGTCGGCGATCCAGACCCGCTCCGAATCAGCCAGCAGGGTCTCCCCGGCGTGGAACAGCGTCCCATCGGGCACGGCGATGATGTTATCGTTAGCCTGGGCAGTGCTCATCCCGGACCAGATCACCCCGGTACTGACCATCGTCTTATCCGTGACGAGCATGCGCTCGGTACCGACAGTCAGGACGTCACCGGCCCCCACCGCGCTGCCGTCCGTGACCCTAGCTGTGCCGGTGGTCGCATCGGGCATGGCTGCCGACAGCGCACCAGCTAGCCTGGTCTTGCCCCAGTAGCCCCATGTGCCGGTGATGGCGATATCCTGCTGCGGCGTGGGGTTGTAACCGAAGCCAACGCTCTTGTCACGCCGGAGGTCAACGAAGCGGTACGGCGGCCCTGAGTTGGCTGGCTGGAGGATGTAGCTACCGGCCGGGATCACGACCGGAGACGGAAGCAGGGAGCCGGTCACAAACAAGGTCACCGAGACCAGCTCGTTCTGGTTCAGCCGGAGCCGCCACGGGTAACTGTACTGGAAATCAGGGTAGTCAAATTTCCGGGTCTCATCGGTGTTGAAGAATACCCGGTTGAGCCGGTCCTCGACCGATGCCGATGCTGACTCAATGGCCCGGTCCACCTGTTCGCCCATACGGGCCGTGAACTTGATATCGGGCGCACGCATGACTGAGTCACGGTTGGCGTAGCAGGCCCTGCTAATCGTCACTGTTCCTCCTACAGGGTTAGTGGCTCAACCTGCCATGAGTCATTACCAATTACGGATACGGTGCCGGTACCGATCCACTCCGTCAGCCAGAGCTCCAGGTCTGGCCCGACGAACCCAGTCGTGTCCATGTCGGCATGGTAGTTGCCGATAGAATCCTTGATGATTGGGGCAGCCGGGTACACCGCCGTGGTGATGGCGCCCGAGCCTCGCCGCCACTTCAGCGTAACAGTCGTCGGATCAGCCACGAGGCCATCAAGCCCCTTGAAGTTCTGGGCCTGGGTCCGTACGACGGTCCCGCTCGGATACACGTTCATGGCAGGTTCCCAACCTGGACATCGCCCGTCCTCTGGGAGATATCCACTCGTCCCGAACGATTGCTTATCTGAAGGCTCCCGGCCCGGTTGCTGACCGTGACCGCGTACACGGTCGTGTTACTGACGACAACGCTTCCAGCCGAGTGCGTGATGACGACGGTGCCAGGGAAGACCGCACCACCCCCGAGCACGGTGCCGTGGCCGCCCAGGACGGTCACCAGGGCAGCGACGCCAGCCAGATTGGCTGCGGCAGATAGCTGGCCTACGCCAGCGTTCACCAGAATGGACGCCGCTACCCCGGTGACCTTAGCCCCTCCGCCCGGGATGCCTACCCCGGCAGTCACCGTGATGGCTGCTCGGACGCCAGTCACCGTCGCGCCACCCGACGGTGTACCGGCGCCACCAGTCACCGTAACCAGGGCTGCCACCCCGGCTACGTTGCCCCCGGTCGTCAGCGTGCCCGCTCCACAGGTCACGGTCACTAGAGCCGCTACCCCGCTGATTGTCCCGGCGCCAGCCCCGCTAGGCGTGCCCGCCCCGCCCGCGACGGTTATCTGTGCGGCCACACCGGCCACGTTAGCCCCTGCCGAGGCTGTGCCAGCGCCTCCAGCCACCGTCACGCTAGCCCCGAGCCCGGTAACCCCCGCCCCGCCCGAAGCCGTACCGGACACTACGGACACATTGATGGCCGCCCGGATACCGGCCACAGCGGCCCCACCGGACGCAGTCCCTGCTCCGCCGGCGACCGTGATAGCAGAGCCGACACCAGTGACGGTCGCAGCGCCGCTAGCCGTGCCCACGCCACCTGTGACCGTGACGCTAGCGCCTACCCCGGTAGCAGCCGCCCCAGCACTTGTTGTACCGACCCCGCCAGCCACGGTGACGAGGGCAGCCGCACCAGCAACGTTCGCTGCGCCGCTGAAGCCGCCAAACGCTATGCCGACCCCGCCATCCACAGTAATCTGGGATCCGACGCCCACGAGGTTGTCACCGGCGCTGAGCGTACCGAGCCCACCGGCTACCGTGACTCGGGCACCGACGCCCGTGACCGCAGCGCTCCCGGAAGCTGTGCCGACCCCGCCAGTCACGGCGATGGCCGCGCCTACGCCAGTCACGGCTGCGGAGCCAGCCGTAGTTCCCGCGCCGCCAGCTACCGTGATCGCAGCCCGGACCCCGGTGACTGCCGCTCCGCCTGAAGGCGTCCCGGCTCCTCCGGCCACGGTGACCGCTGCGCCGACGCCGGACAGGTTCTCCCCGGCCGATAGGGTGCCAATTCCGCCTGCGACCGTGATCTGGGCGGCCACGCCAGTAACGTTCGCACCGCCAGAGCCGCTAGGCGTCCCTGTGCCGCCTGCTACGGTCACGGCAGCGCCGACCCCGGTAACGCTCGCGCCTCCGGACAGCGTGCCCACACCGCCAAGCACAGCAACGGCAGCAGCTACACCTGTCACGTTAGCCCCGGCCGCAAACGTACCGAGCCCGCCCGCGACCGTGACCAGAGCACCAACGCCCGTCACGCTGGCTGCGGCTGAGAAGGTACCTAGCCCGCCCGCTACCGTGACAGCAGACGCAACCCCGGTGACGAGGCCGCTAACCGCGCCAGCAATCTCGGTCTCAAACAGGGTCCGCGCAGTAGGCTGGTAAGCACGGAACCTGACAAGCGGCGTGCGCTGGCGAGACCGGGGCTGGATCAGCGGGGCACCCGCTACTGGTGCTGGCGGCTGGACAACGACGATCACGCACGCCGCAACCTGGATCGCCAGGGAGGTCGATGCGGCGTCAGTGGCTGGCGACCCGGCCGCTGGAGATGACGAGGAGAAGTCCTCGGCGGCATGGCTGCGCGTCGATGTAGCGACATCGCTGCTCTGGTTGGTGAACCCACTGCCAACGGTGAACGTTGGTGTGCTTGCCGCGCTCGTGGAGAACTGGAACGCGGAGAATGCCAGGCAGCCAGCCTGCGGCACGTTCCCCGACGTGGCAACGGACAGCGAGCTGCCGGTCGTGTAGCCAGCGGTCCCGGTAGCCCCTTCTGGGGTGACCGTGTCGGCTCCGGAGTATTCCTCCACCCCAGCGACCAGCCTGGAGTTGGTGGCCGTGCCGGTGTTGGTGGCCGTCAGGGTCGGTGCGGCATCAGACCCGGCAGCAACCTTGCGGAACACGACAGCCTGGCATTGTGGGGCGTTAGTGACCACCCCGGAGTCAGCAACCAGGGTCCAGCCCGCCGTGGCCGAGATCACCCCAGCCGTTGTGCCGCCCCAGTTGGTAACCCAGCAATACAGAACGTTCCCGGCCGTACGGTTCTGCCCGGTGCCCCAGGTGGGGGTGATCGACGGCGTGTTGGAGCCAAGCTGGCTGGCCGGCGTGGCCGGGGTGCCGACCCGGGCAACAACCACTCCGTCTCACCTCCTCCCTCAGCCGGGCTGTCAGTTCTGCGCCGAAACCAGGAACTGGTTGCAGGCTATGACCGTGGACGCCGGGCCTGTCGAGAACGTCGCATAGCCTTCCAGGAAATACTCCACGGTCGGGTCCACCGTGACCACCGATCCCGAGCCAACGAAGAAGCTGACCGCTGCACCATAGGTAGCGCTGGAGTTAGGCCCGAAGCCGAGGTTGCCGTGGCAGAACCCGGTAGATACCGGAGCTGCGCCAGCCGCTGTTCCGGCTGTCTGCATCGTCCAGTCAAACTCCATCTCCCACGTACCACCCGTTGCGCCGAGCGACAGGTTTGGGGAGGCCAGGGTAAGCGCTCCCGAAGCGGCCAGTACGATCGTGGTCGGCTTGGTCGCCTGCGTAGTGTTCAGGCCGACCCCGACCACCCAGGTTCCCGGGGTGGCGGCCGGGGTGCCAAACGTCCCTCGCATGCTGATACGGATGGCCTTGCCCGGAATCTTGTCCATGCCCCACAGAGCCCGGAGCGAAGGAAGCTTGAACGACGGATTGGTAGTGGTGTTGCCGGTAAGGACCACGCTGACCGCACCCGGGGCTGTCGACGTCGCACCCGACGCTGGCATGCAGTACAGCAGCTCCTTGTTCGACCACAGGGCTGTCATGACTCAGCTCGCCGTGAACAGGGCTAGCCCGTTGGTTGGGTCAACCGTGTAGGTAAAGGCCCCGGCCGTGCTGATGACGTTAGCCCCGAAATCGATGATGCAGGCAACATAGGCGTTGGCGTCGGTGCTCGCGGCGTTGGCCGTGATATCGACAATGAACATGGACCGCGCCGTGATCGTGGTGCTCGCCCCGAAGCTAATCGGGGCTGGCGCGGTACATGTCCACTTGTCGGTACCCGGGGCCGTGCCGGTTGTCAGCGTCAGGGTGGTCAGAGCCAGCCGGTTAGCGAACCCCGACGTGTACCCGCCTCCAGTAATCACCTCGGTATATGCCCCGGTGATATCCGCGACGAACTGGTATGCCTGCTGAGTGGCGGTCCATGCTGAAGCGTCACCAGTGCACAGCCCCACCTTGAACGAGTCGGCAGTCAGGCTGACATTCTTCTTGTTGAGGTTGTCGATGAACTTTGGGTACATGTGACTGGTTACGGCCATTACTTCACTCCTGTGCCCTTGCTTTCTTGGTCGCTCGCGTAACGAGAGGGAGGGTATTAAGTTGTGGTTACCTGCGCTTGCTAGTAGGCCCCTGTTCTCCTCGAGGCTTCTCCTCCGAAGAGGTCTGCTGGCCTTGGCGGTGCTGTCCAGTCTCTTGGGTACTGCCACCCGTCGAACTTGCAGAAGAGGATTCCGCTTCCTGCCTGGGGTGGTCCGGGCCTGAGTGGCTCTCCGCACTGTGGGCAGGCGACTGGCGGGACTTGCCCGTTTCCTGGGGTGAGGAGCCACTCTTGGCGCGCTTGTTCCCGGATGTTGAGGAGCTGCTCCCAGCTGATGACGATTCCTCCAATGCGTTACTCGGGCCACCTTCGGTCGATATCCTGGCCATGCCATTCCCCTTCCGCTCCAGCCCGCAATGCGGGCATGAAGTCAGGTCGCCTGCTATTTCCTTGCATCCGCAACTTCGACACTGCCACATGGCTAGCTCGACTTCTTCACTGGCGGGTGATAGATGGGCTGCGCCTTCTGCGTCAGAACGGGTAGCTCCTTGCTCTGATCGAAGTTGCTGATATCTTCTGTTGACCTCCGTGGCATTTCGCGCCTCCTAGCTGACGAACGCGCCCGGGTCCAGTGCGGTCCACTGGAGGTACCATTTCATCTGGCCGGTATCGTTGGCGGTGGTGGTCCAGGTGATGACCCCGGCCGGGACGATGAAGTCCAGCGTGTTGATCGGCGCGATGACGCCACCCTGCAGTGGCGCAGCCGCTACCCCGGTTGCCACCGCGAACGTCGGGACGTACAGGTTGCCGACCACCGTACTGGTGACGACAGCCGACGTCGCGATGGAGGCTGGAACGTTCGCCCCGCCCGTAGGCGTGTTGCCCACGGACAGGCTGGTGACCGTAGCGCCGAGCGCCGTAGTCACCAGCCCGGCCATGAACTGGACGAGCACCGAGCCACCGGTCACCGTGAAGAGCGTAGCCGTGGCGTTCTGGGGCAGGTTCTGCGCCGCCTTGACGACCATCGCCCCGGGCAGCCCGCTGTTCTTGACGGTGACCGACATCAGACTGCCGCTACCGAGCCAGCACCCTTTGGGAACAGGGGTGTGTAGGCCAGAACCCAGGTGATGTTCCCGGTGACCGTTGTCAGCGTTGTGATGGTGATGTTGGCCGCGTTGACGACGAACCGCATCGTGCTAGTTGCGGCACCCGAGGCAACGACCGGGGCCGGTAGCGCGCCACCGGGGGTGAGCGGCATGACGATCACGCTGCCCACCGCCACCGTGTTGTACGGGGCGGCCGGTGCGGCCGCTATCGCAGCCGGTAGCCCGGTCACCCCGATCGTCGGGCTGACGTTGGACGCTGCCGTAGCCGTACTGACGATCCCGAACAGCCCAGTCACCTGGACGATCCCGGTGACGGCGAAGATGGCCCCGGTCGCGCTGGCCGGGAGTGCCTTCGCCACGTTGATGCAGTACCGGCCGGTCTCCACCCGGCTGCGCTGGCTTACATCCTTGTAGGCAAAGCCCTTGACCAGCTGGCTCATGTCAGGCCCCCAGAACTTCCAGGTTCGCCGGGGCACGCTGGACCGTAAGGTCGCCTACGTACGCCGAGACGAGCGCAGGCCCGGCCGTCGACACCACGTTGAGGTATGCCGACGGGTCGGTCAGCTGCGACGTGTAGACGTGGAACACGGTCATCGCGGCCGTGGTAAGACCGGCCGTAGTACCGTGGATGTACGTCGACGCCGGGGCAGCCAGGATGGTCTTGCTCCAGCCCACTGTACCGTCTGTCGCTGTGGACCAGTAGACGTTCCGGATGACCGTCAGCACCGTGTCGGCCCCGGCGAACGTCGAGCGCTGGTTCAGGGTCGGCTGTGCGGCCGCCCCGGTCACCACGAACATAGCGACCGACGCGCCGCGCAGCCGGAACGGCTTCCCTGCCGCGATCGGGATCACGTTGCAGAGCCGTCCGAGTGTTTCCATTCCTGCCATTTCTTGTTCCTTCCTGCCGGGGTTTCAATGCCGGCGGATTCGGCCTACGACCGGCGGAGCCGGGGACGGCCTAGGGTCACCGCTGTGCGAGCTGCACGAACGGAGTCAGGGTCGGACCGTTGTTGTGCGGGGTGATCGCGCTCTGGATCCACGGACGGCCATCAAGCCGCTCGATAACCCGGAACGCGGTCTTGTCGTTCTGGAACTTGTACTGCTCCGAGGACGCCGACTGCATCATTTGCCGGTCGCCAATGAGGTAGTACTGTAGGTCCACGAACGAGAGGTCACCGGGGGCACCCAGGATGGGGGTCTTCTCGGTGAAGTAGACCGGCCGCCCCAGGATGGTGATCGGGGGAGTGGCCGAGCCGGGGTTGGTGTAGTTGCCCATCCACACAGGCCCGCCACCGGTGCCCACGGACAGCGCCATGGTCGCCAGCTCCGGGAAGGTGTCGATGGAAGCCAGCCACACCGCGTTGCCCAGTGCGGTCGGGAGCATGCGCGCGAACATCTTGACGACGTTCTCCCACACGATGGTGGCGTTGGACTGGCCGGACTCCTTGGCCACGTTGACGGAAGCCGGGCAGTTGATGAAGCCCAGCGGCTCGCCCACGCCGGTACCCGTCATGAACGCGATGTCCTCATACCAGGCGATGGCACGCGGGAAGATCGTGTCGAAGAAGCTGGCGAACGCGGGTGCGTCGGACAGCAGCTCGTTGGGCACCTCCGCGTAGCCGGTCAGCTTCTTGGCGTCGAGCACGACGCGCCCGAAGGTAGCCTGCGACTCAACCAGCTGTGCCGCCTCTTCGGTCCAGTAGCAGACCACGCCGCCGAACACCGAGCTGACGTTGGACGTGGTGTCGATCATCGGGATGGGGACCCGCAGCGAGTCCATCGGGATGACCTGGGCACGCGGCCGCACGACAGCGGTCTCCAGCGCCACCTGGAGGATCTGGGTCCGGAGCACCTCTGGGATCAGGAAGCCACCATCGGCCGGTACCTCGGAGCCGAAGCTGTTCTGGATCTTCAGCATGTTGGCGCGCTTGCGGCCCAGAATCTCGGAGTTCTTGAGGACCTCATACTTCGGCCAGATGGCCTGGAAGAACTCGGCCGTGTCCCGGAACCGCAGATCCTCCGGCGTGTCCTTCTCGAGCTTGGCGCCGAATGAGCCGTGGTTGTACGCGGCCCCCTTGCCGTGACTGACGGACTTGATGTCGGCCGGGCTGTTGACGTTGCCGAAGTTGAGTCGGCTGCCCAGGTTTGATCCGCCGTTCTGCTTCATGAAGTCGGCGAGCCCGATCTGGACCTGCTCCTTGATCTGAGCCTGGAGATCGGTGTTCTTGTTCATCTGGGCCTGGGCGTATACCTTGATGAAGTCCTTGAACTTCCCAGGTTCGCTCATCATGGCCTTGACGTTAGCCGCGTCGGAGAGGAAGTCTTCCAGCTCCTCGGCCCTGGTCGGAATCGTAAGTGTCGGCATCCTGCTATGCCCCCTTCAGGGTGTTGATGAACCGTTCGACGTCCTCATCCGAGATGACGTCTGCGGCCGAGCCGGAAGGCTTCCAGTCCGGGTTGATGGCACGCATGTGGGCTTCGAGGTGGGACTGGGCAGCCTCCTTGTTCGTCAGACCCTGGGTGCCCGAGAGCCGAGCCAGAGCGTTGCGAACCCCGGCCGCGTTCGGTGCGTCACCGGGGTGGTAGTGGTGCGGGAGCGCATGAGCGTCCTGCGTGGCGGGATCGCCAGCCTTCTTGCCGGCGCAGATCCCGTTGAGGAAGGCGGCCGGGCTGTCCGAGGCCACCGCGTTGTGTAGCGCCCGGCCCGCGTCCCACGGGGAGTTGTCGACCGAGGCGTTCGCGATGTCGATCCGGTTGCCGTCCCGGTCAAGCGGCATACCGGGTACCGACTGGATCTGGCGACCACTCTCGTTCCAGTGGCTGTGGTCGGTGTCGCCGTCAGGGCTGCCGTCGTCGTCGCCGTCCTCGTCCCCATCCCACCGGGGTGGCGGTACGGATGCCTGGCTCGGATGAGGCTTGCCCCGGTCACCCCGGAACACACTCATGTCCCAGGTGTCGGAGGCCGGCTGGACTGAGCGGCCCGCGCCCGAGTCGATGAAGCGGTCGGCCAGCCCCGCGTCGATCGCCTCCTGGCCGCTGTACCATGTCTCGGCCTGCATCACCGCCCGCCAGTAGTCCTGCGTACGCCCGGTGTGGTCGCTGTAGATGGATGCGATGTTGTTGCTGGTCTTATCCAGCAGCTCGGCCATCTCCCGCATGTCCTTGGCGTTCCCGATGCTCATGCCGAAGCCATCGTGGACCATCACCTGGGCCTGGCGGGCGATCAGCACCGGGTTGCCGGCCATCGCGATGACGCTGGCGATCGAGGCTGCCAGCCCGTCAATCATGATGGTGACATCCCTGCGGGCAACCAGGGCGTTGTAGATGGCGATGCCGTCAAACACCTCGCCACCCGGGCTGTTGAGGTGAACCTCCAGCGGCCCGGTAACGTCGGCCAGGTCGCGAATCATGTCGCTGGCCGATACCCCGAAGTAGCCGATCTCGTCGTAGATGTGCAGCTGTGTCGGCCCGTCGATCTGGTTACGAATTCGGTACCAGTCATTGTGCCCGGAATTCAGGGCGTACATCTTCCTGGCCGTGCGCCAGGGAGTGTTCCTACTCATCAGGTGCATTCCTCCTGTTCGGTTCCCCG